CAACTTCTCCGGGTTTCAATTTTATTGAATATGAACTTGTTAGACCAACTTCTATATAATAAGTTGAATCTAGATTTTTAAGATATACATATCCCCAAGTTGCAACATCACTACCAATAACTATCAGTTCATCACTAGTACCAACTTCTTGAACTACATGGGTAAAAGAATCTCCAGAAACATCCGCATAAGTAGAATCATGTTTATTTTGTTTGACACCGCTCTTGCTATATTCTAGCTGAGCTTCAATTCTTAGTTCGTTAGCCATTGCTACCTCTTCTTTTTCTTCATTTTGGCACTATATGCCTTGGCGGCTTTAACAGTTTTATGTTTTCTTTTCTTACCATTGTACTTAGTAGTCTTACCATTTATCGGCATAGCTATTTCTCCTTAATTTCCTGCACTATTAATCTTTATCCTTGCCTGCTTCTTATTCTTTGGGAATATCTTGCTATGGAGATGCTGATGCCTCTCTGCCGCCTTATTTTCAATATCCTTATCCATTGATATCATATTAAAATCTATTAAATCACGCCTGATGGCCGGAGCCCAAGGTGATTCCCTCATCACTGTATTAACCGTATACTGCCGTGGAGACGCCGGTTGCTGGCAGTTTTTACAATAAAACCAGCCGTCCGGATTCGGTTTATCACAATGCATACAAGTTTTCATAGAGGTGGAAGGGGGTTTGACCCCCCAGCCACCTGATCCTTATATCGGGATTCTAACCCCGAACTTCAGATTTTTAGCTATTTGTCACCTTTATGTGAACGTGATATGAGCCTTATCGGCCGCCAAACTAAACACATAATAACTGTCGCCGTCACAAACAAGACTAACTCGGTCACCCTTTGTTGCGCCACTAATAATAGTAATAACGTCAACACCGGTACCTTCAGTTACTGTCTGAGCCGCACCATCTTCACCATCAATACCGATACCATGGATATTATCTCCATCGTCGGTACTTGCGATAATAGTAACAGCATTTGATGCCACGGAATGCAAAATAAAATCTGCATACCATCCCATCATCTCATTGTCTTTGCTGGCACAATCAGGTAGTGTAATAGCATAAGCACCACTGTTCTGGTCAATCAGGAAAACAGTTCCCGAGTCATTCGGCGTAAGCGTCATTGCCTCGGTAACCCATTTTACTTTTTTGTTAGAATCAGAATAGCTACTGTTGTCATTTATAACATCACTACGCATTTCACCTAACTCCTAGTTTAAGCACCACTGGTTAGATCAGTCATCGAATATAACATGTGAGTTTCAGGAATCGTTACTTCAAGACCAGCCTCTGTGAGGATCATGTCTTTCCGTAAGTCTTCATCGCCCTGTTGTACATTCGTGACAACATGAGTATCTCTATTGACACCGTTTCCTACGAGAGGACGGTATGAACAATGCTTCATGTCAGCAAGCAAAAGCATTCCAGCAGACATGCCTCTAAACAACGGTTCCCTGATGATAGACATATCACCATGAACGGTATTTAATTGCATGATACTGTGACCGAATGCACCTTCTCTCTGCACAGCTTGAAAGTTGTACAGGTTAGATTGCGATTCGGTTTCTGCTTCTGTTTCCAAGCTCTTGGTAACAAAACCCGGCCCCAACTTGTTAAAGTAAGAGACTACAGGTAGACTGGCAAGCGCCAGCTTGTTGTTACTGCCACCACGGGCAGGATCAAAGAAGACCTCGAAATCAGACAAGAAAGTATCATAGGTAATTGCCGTTGAAGCCGCCGCCGCAAAATACGGTTTACCGGAACTGTACGTGACAGCACCGGGCGTTTCCGCCTGACGGTTAACAATAACATGACCTACAAGTCCTTCAGTAGTCTGAATTCCACTTGATCTTCCACGTTGACCAAACAACATTGCTCTTTCAATATCGACCTTATGTTCACGTAGCTTGAGATTCCAGATACGACTCCATTCGTCTGCATATCCACGATAACGAGTTGCCATAGAGGTATTGCTCTGCTCGGCCGCCGTTTTGAAGATTTGTGTATAACCAAAATCATCTTCCAATGATTTAGACCATACGTCCGGAGAACCGGAACCTTCGGCAAACGCCGTACCAATAACCTGAGCCACATCACCGTCAGCCACTGCATCGTAACCACCTTCGCTGGCATTACCAACGCTCATACAGGTTACATCACAGCGAGTTTCGGAACTACCCTGCACACTGACACTGTCAATACGGAAAACGGCATGTGATTTGCCATCTACCACTTCAACAGCTACGACCATACCCTTGACAAGCCAACTAATAGCGGAACCAGACCCATCATCAAAGTCGATCTGTCCACTAACACCAGCCGCTAACGACGACAGTGCGCTGTCAGCAACTAGGGTACGGTTTGTCCAGTCAATCCGTGAACGGTTCTCAAGGAACCGGAACACAGAATCATCTGTGGGTGCTTTCGCTACCTTGCTAAGATATACAAAAAATGGAGATTCTTCTGGAGCTAATTCAGCAACTCTGTCACTAAAGTCGTATAACCGTCGTTGATCCGGAGCCGTTCCGACACCAGCGGACGTTGCGGCCGCAGTAACATTGCTACTTTTTAGCTGTCCAGTATAATAAGCCATTGCTTATCTCCTTTTTTAAGCTACTTAGGGCAATCTATTCCCAAACCCCCCAGCATTTTTAATGCTGTCCCATGCCTTATCTTCTTCAGATTTTGGCGTAGCACCGGTACCCTGCGTACTGCCGGGTGACCGGGGGGCTTGTTTATTTGCCCTAACAATATCTAAAGACGAAGAAGGCTTCGACCTATCCTCACTTCCATTTGTCTTCAGATAAACATCAACAAGCGTCTCGAATGGTAAATCCTCTTTCGGGGTTGAATAGAATTTCACAAAGTCTTCGACCATATTGTCATCAAACTTGTATGAATCCTTCAAATCCTTTCTAAGGTCATTCATAAACACCTGTTCTTGCACAACAGCCATTCGCTGTTGCACTCCTCGATCCACAGCCTCATTTACTTGTGTTTGCACATGTCTATAAGACTCTGAATTGGGATCAAAGAAGGCCTTCCAAGGGCTAAACTCGTCCTCCGTCATTTGAAGACTTTGTGCCTGAATAGGCTGTCCACCGGCTATTGCCTGCTGGAGCGTTTGCACCAGATCAGGTCTGGTCTCCAATAGGTCTACGAGTGGCTGGTATTTCTCCAACTCCTCATTCCGGGCCTGTGCCCGGTCATACATGGACTGAAACTTCTTAGCCTCAGACTCATAGTCCATATTTGAAAACTCAGCTTCTTCGTTACCGGCAACATAATCCATATCCACGCCTTCAATTTCGGGATATTCAGTCACCTCTTGTGTAGTTGCTTCTGCCATAATTCACCTCCTAGATGTCCTTGGTATTTGGGCGTAACCCATATTGGATTTCCCATGCCATGACTTCACCTGTTAAGGGTGGCCCTAGCGCCCCTTATTGGGGCTCCCTTTTTTGCCTACTGTACATTAGTCGCCTTTTATGCCTTCTATCGCATCTTTAACGTCACGCTCACCGAGCTTGACAGCGGTATCCAGCTTTGCGGCTCTAACTTTTCTATCTGCATCACTTTGGGATGCAATATCAGAAAGTTTATTCTCAAACTGGGAGACCTCCACACGCATCCTATCGTGAACAGATTCACGACGTGCGGTTTGCAGGTCACCCGATAATTCTTTGACTTGGCTCTGTAGACCCTGAATCTGTGATTCATAACGCTGATAATCACTAAGTCTGGCCAAGACACCTTCTTTGTCAAATATTTCCGGATTCTTTTTCAATACTTCCATCCTGTCAATTAACCCTAATTGAAATGCTTCTAAATAAACATTATATGTTGCCCACTTACTTTCTGGCAAAGTAGAGCCGGGTTGTATCCTAACATCATGTTGACCGATATTTAACCTGTCCTTAAAAATATCATTCACCGGTCGGGTTATATCGTCATACATATTGATAGTAACATCCGTCAAATCGTTGTTGGGCTGTGCAAGAGCAAACATCTTTTCAAAAGTATAGTGTCCCTTAGACAGTCCATATAGGATACGACCTAACCGATTCACACTAAATTCAATATCTCTAAGCTTGGATTTGGGTCTTTCGGAACCCATTGCAATCATACGCTCTGTACCACGTACCGTCTCCGGTGCTTTATCCGGTACCCCGTGCATCATCTCTGGAAGTCCGAATGTGAAGTCTATGTAGAACTCACATTGCTGGATAAGACGATAAAACTCTCCCGCAAGAGGTTGTGGTGCCGGGTAATGAGGTTCTCCCTGTGTAGTATCTACTTCAATGACAGCATTGGGGTTTGACCAGTCCCGCTCAAGGTCTTCCATGTTGGGAACCGATCCCATAGGAACAATAAGCTTCAGTCCGGCTGACGCCTGTGCGTGTGATAGTGCCAGAGACCAGAGCTTGTTTAAAAGCTTCTGCATTGGTCTTGCACGTGATACATCTGACTTGGGATACGGGGTTTCTGTCCAAATATTTGGAATTGGAATGATAGGATAGGTATCAATGTTTAAAACAGTCTGATATAAAGCTATTTCCCCAATAGAGGCAGATACACCTATTCTTTTTTGGGGAATTTCTTCAAACTCCAAAAATCCACGCTCCACAGCACCGGGATTCTTATCCAACATAGTAGTGAATGCTTCCTCGTCCATGATACTTTCTTGATTTGTTCTTGAGTCCACTACACGGTAAAAAGGTACCGTAGTAGGAAAAAATCGCTCTAGTATCTGGTATTTCTGACGATGCCACCAGTTACTGTCTTTAGTCTCTGCCGGTGTAAAGGCCCTAATGGTGTTACGATTTGATGAATCGGGGAAGTCTTCTTCCAGCACTGTAGACAGTTCATTGATGACCCCCGGAATAACTTCTCCGGTTTCTGGGTCTAGTTGATCTCCTAATTCAGGGTAGAGGTTAACGACCTGCTCACCAGTCAGTATGGTAGAAAGAATGATGCCCTCGGCATCAGTAAACCACCTGTCCCGACAATCAGGTGGAACATAAACACGAAACGGATTGACGTGTGTGAACTTGACGTCACCCCTACCGAAGTCTGCTTCGCCATCAATATAGGCGTATAAATATCCAAGCCCTGTAACAGCATAGTCCTGAATGGCCTGTTTCATCTGGGTGTCCCCATCAGACACATCCCAGACATAACCAAGAATGGTTCGCCATATATTGGCCATCTTTACATCAGAATCTTCTCTGGGTATGGCTGTAAATATGGGTGGTTTTGCCGTAAGCATACTTTTAAGCTTGTCAACGGCAGGAGCAATCCTATCCATGGGAACATCAGCCTGATTACGGCTTGAAAGGTCTGAGGACTCATCAGCAGTAAAGTGGTTACCAAGAAAGAAATCAAGGTCTGTTCTGGCTTCTTCATCCCAATCTTCTCGGGAGTCTCTCCATTGCTGGAATAATTCTTTATTTAACTTTGCTCTTGGGTCTTCTGGTATGGGCATTATCTATTAAACATCCATTCCTGTAATGATTTTGTACGCATGGGCAAACCTTCATCTTTTTCCTCGTCTCTAAGCACATTAATAAAGTGTTCCAAAAGGGCCCGACGTTCAATTTTCTTCCTATCTTTTTTAGGGTCTAAACCTTTATATGATGCTTTGTATGGCGCTCTTGGGTATTTTTCGGGTTTGGGGACATCACCGATCTCGACCCTTGTACCTTCCTGCTCCGCTTCGGCTACTTCACTGAAGATTTGATCTCTCTGCTTTTTGTCGAGTATCTTTGAGACACCCGCACCGATTGAACCCCAGTCATACAGTGGCTCCCCAAAGCTTTCCCTGAACACATCTCGCCCATATAAGCCTTCTTGAGGTCGATCACCCATATGGAGCTCAAACACATTCCGGTTCATGTCCTTATAGCGTTTTAAAATGTCAATCGGGGAAATGGGGGCACCTGATCTAGTAGGCCCCAGTACTTCTTTGAATCGTCCCGTGGCTATGTCATAACCAAACATCTCTTTATATAGCTCATTAGCCGCCTGAATATCCTCATCTTGAGGGATACGCTCAGGTGATCTGGTAAGCCTGTCAGCCTGATCTATGATCTTAAATTGATTAAAACCCCGTCCGTTAGCCACTTCGTATACTTTGAGTCCTGTAAACTGAAAAAAGTTAAATAAAATATTAAACAGTTAGTAGCGGCGTAAATATACACCGCTCGTCGCTAAAATGTCAAGAAGTTATTCTTGAGCCGGTAAGCCAGTTGTAAGCTTTTGAAAACTTAAACTCACGCCCTGATTCTTCCGGCGAAAGGTCAGATGTGTCCATGACCCCGCTTCTTGGGG